TTTAACACTTCTGGCGCTACTACTGGTACTTCATCTAACGCTGGCGCAGCTGGCTACAAGTGGGGTGCTGATGCTGACGTAGTTGGCGGACGTGCTCTGTTCTGTGGTGCTCAGGCTCTGGCTTTGGCTGACATCGGTCTGCCTGAAATGGTTGAAGATACTTTCGACTATGGCAACCAGTCTGGTATCAGCGTTGGCAAGATCTTTGGTCTCCGTAAGCCTAAGTACAACAGCGACATCAGTGGCTCTGTACAGGACTTCGGCATCATCGCTCTAGACTCCGCACAGTAAGACAATCGCCCCCTCTTCGGAGGGGGCTTTCTTTTTAAAGGTATTAATCATGAAGATTGTAAGCAGTGAGTCATTACGAGTGACGACCCTTGGTGGCACCGTCGTGTTGTTTGAAGCCGGTGTACCCCGTGAAATTGCAGATGAAGTTGGCCTATTAGCTATTCAGATGGGCGCTAAAGAATACAACGACAAATACGTTGAAGAGCAGAATGCTGAAGAAGCAGTGTTCGAAGAAGTCATCGAGGTACAGAGTTCTGTACAGATTGACGACGAGCTAGTCACCTGTCTTGAAAAGATGATGGACGAAGGTGACCCCAAGAATTTTAAAACCGATGGCTACCCAAAAGCAGCAGCTGTAAATAAGGCGCTAGGTAGAACGGTTGATACAGATGCCCGAGAAGCCGCTTGGGAATCAATACTTAACTCATAGGTAAACATCATGGCAGTCACAGTTCAAAGCGTTATTGACAGAGCGCAAACAGTACTTCAAGACACTACAGGCGTTAGATGGCCAGTAGTCGGCGAGTTGGTTTTGTGGATTAATGATGCGCAGCGAGAGATTGCTTTACTAAAGCCTGATGCTAGTGCAACGAACACTACTATTACTCTAGTAGACGGTACTAAGCAAGAGATCCCGTCAGGCGGTAATCGCTTGCTCAAGGTAATACGCAATATGTCTGCAGCCACTAACGGCACAGGTAAGCGCTCAGTACGGCTTGTAGATGCAGAAGTTCTTAACGGACAAACCCCAGACTGGCACGACCCGTCAGTATCTGGTGATGCAGCGCACACTAATATTGTTAAGCACTACGTGTATGAAGAGCAAAACCCAAGAAACTTCTACGTATACCCTGGTGTTGATGGCAACGCTTTCTTAGAAATTGTTTATAGCTCCAACCCAGCCACTGTTGCTCAGTCAGATAATTTATCGATTCCCGATATATTCGCTAATGCTGTTTTGAACTACGTGTTGTATATGGCTTACATGAAGGATGCTGAGTACGCGGGTAATCAACAGCGCGCTTCTAGCCACTTCCAGTTGTTTACAGCTTCTGTAACAGGTAAAGGTCAGATCGACGCGGTAACAAACCCAAACATCGAACGCAGGTCAGCGCAACAATCACAGATGGTATAAAGCATGGCGATTTCTTACGAGGCGCTACTCCCTGAAATACTTCCTATGGTTCCAGGTTGCCCCGACACACTAATCGAAAATAACATTCGAGCAGCGGTTGTCGAGCTTTGTGAACGCGCCAGTGTCTACCAGGCGGAGTTAGATCCTGTCACCACAATATCCAACTTATTTGAGTATGACCTTGAGGCACCATCAGGGACATCTGTTCGGAAGATCCTGTGGGTTACGCATCAAGGTAAAGACCTAGAGCCAACGACCACCACGTTGCTTGAGCAAAGGCTGCCCAAGTGGCGTGAAGACTCTGGCGTGCCCGAATACTTTATCCAACAGAACTCGGCTACTTTTATATTAGCGCCAATTCCTAGTGTGACCATCGTAGGCAGCACAATTGTTCGTGCAGTTCTACGACCTACACACACCAGCACGTCGTGCGACAACGACGTAATGAATGATTACCGCGACACGATTATTAATGGCGCGCTATTTCGCTTGTTAAGAATCCCCAATAAAGATTGGTCCGATATGAAAGGCGCAGCGGTCTATGGGGAGCTATTTAGCAGGGGCGTAGATGACGCCGAGCGTAGAGCACGTAATGCAGACACCGCAATCCACAGGAGTGTTAAGTATGGCGGATCATCAGGCGCTTGGCGCACAAGACGCAGAAGATACGGCAACGGCGGATAAGCCAATCCTTGCCCACATACGTGAAGAGTGGGTTTGGGTAAAACGTGGCATAGAAG